ATCCATATGGCGCCGTCAAACATTCTCACGCTGTTGCCCAGCCTAGGGTTGGCCAAGCGAGTCTCGTCGCGCATCGGCAAGACCATCAAGGCCACCCCAGTGTTGCGCGAACGGGTGGCGGCGAACCGTTCACGTGATGCGCGCAACACCATGGACACCAAGGAGTTCGAAGGTGGTTCGTTGTACGTCACCACTGCCGGCTCGGCGGCCAACCTGTCGGAGTTGTCGGCCCGGTACATCTATGGTGATGAAGTGGATCGCTGGGTGGTGGACGTTGGCGAGGAGGGCGACCCCATTGAGCTGGCTGAAACCCGGGGCAGTACGTTTGGCCGCAACGCCAAGTTCTATTTTTCCAGCTCGCCGACGATCCGGGGCGCCTCGCGCATTGCCGATCTGTTCGAGACCAGCGACCAGCGTTTTTACTACGTGCCGTGCCCGACCTGCGGGCACATGCAAGTCCTGGAATGGGAGCGCCTGCATTACTCGGCGGATTGCCAACTGGCGCACTACGAGTGTGCCGGGCCTGACTGTGATGTGCTGATCGAAGAACATCACAAGGGCGAGATGTTGGCCAAGGGCGAATGGCGCGCGCATGCCAAGGGCGATGGCGAAACCGTCGGTTTCAACCTTAATGCGTTGTACTCGCCGCCCGGCTGGACCGGTTGGGCTTCGTTGGCCAAGCAGTTCGAGAAGGCCAAAACAGCCATGTCTCGCGGTGATCTGGAACCCATGCAGGTGTTCTATAACACCCGTTTGGCCAAGGTCTGGGACAGTGCCCAAGAGCAGACCAAAGCGGATGTGCTGATGGCCCGGGCACGCTTGGAAACCTACGGTCTGGGTTCGATGCCGTTTGCCGTGTTGATGCTCACGGCTTCGGTCGACGTTCAAGCCAACCGGCTGGAGTTCATGGTGGTCGGTTGGGGGGCCGGCATGGAGCGTTGGATTATCGACTACCAGGTGATCTGGGGCGATCCCTCCGACGAACGAACCTGGGCGGTACTGGATGACAAACTCAAGGCGCGTTACCCGCATCCGTGTGGCGCAGAGTTGACGATCCGGGCGGCGGGCATCGACTCCGGTGGCAACCACACCGACGAGGTGTATCAGTTCTGCCGGCTACGGCGCTGGCGCAACATCTTCGCAGTCAAGGGTGCGAGCAAGCCAGGTCGTCCGGTGATTGCGCAGCGGCCATCGATGATGGATGTCACCTGGAAAGGCCTGACCGAACGCAAGGGTGTAGAGCTGTGGTTCGTCGGTACCGACACCGCCAAGGACTGGATTTACAACCGCTATCCGGTGGAGGACGGGCCCGGTGCTCTGCACTTTGCCAACGACCTGCCGGATGACTTTTTTGCCCAGTGCGTCGCCGAGCGCAAGGTGACTCGCTACGTCAAAGGCTACAAAAAAATCGAGTGGGTCAAGGGCAAGGCGGAGCGCAACGAGGCGCTCGATTTGATGGTGTACAGCTTGGCGATGGCGCATTACCTGGGACTGAATCGCTACAAGGAACACGACTGGGACCGGGTGAGAAATGCTCTGTTTCAGGCGGCGCCACCGAGTGAGAAAGCCGTCACGGCAGAGCGTATCAGCACCCCGGCGACACCCCGGCAGCAACCTGCCGATCCCGTACCACTACCGGCCAAGCCGGCAGCGGCACCGCTGGCCGTTGCACGCCCCCCACAGCGTCGAAGCTCCAGCAGCGGCTACCTCAAAAAACGACGCTGAGTGAAGATGCGCAGTTGCACATCACGTTGTCTTTTTTACTTTAGAGCGATTCCCATGGCCTTTACCCAACAGCAGCTCGATGCGGTCGAGAAGGCAATTGCGCGCGGCGAAAAAATCGTGCGCTACGCCGATCGCAACGTCGAGTACCGCGACATCGACGAATTGCTCAGGGCACGCGACGAAATTCGAAGCTCGCTGATCGCAGCGGCCGGTCCTCGGTCGCGCATCGTGCGGCTTTACCATGGAGGCAAGGGACTGTAATGGCTCGTCAGTTTCCAACTTTGGGCCGTAGCGGTTTCTTGATTCCGTCGAACATCAAGGCCAGCTATGAAGGCGCGGCCGAAGGGCGCCGTTCCGCCAGCTGGGATGCGCCCGACGCCGGCTTCAACAGTATTGCCATTCCGGCATTGCGCAACCTGCGTTCGCGTTCCCGCGCGGCGGTGCGCAACGACCCGTACGCCTTCAACATCATTGATAAACGGGTCAGCAATCTCATCGGCACCGGCATCACGCCGCGGCCGAAAACCCAGGATGACGAGCTTCGGCATCTGCTGCAGGAGCTTTGGGCCGACTGGACCGAAGAATCCGACGCCGATGGCCTGACCGACTTCTACGGACAGCAGGCGTTGATTGCTCGGACGGTGGAAACGGCTGGCGAATGTTTTGTCCGCTTGCGCCCGCGCAACCTCGATGAGGGGCTGGTGGTGCCACTGCAACTCCAGGTGCTGGCGCCGGAGTTTGTGCCACACGACAAGTCCGAAATGGCCCGTAACGGCAACGTCATTCGCGCCGGCATTGAGTTCAGCCCGGACAGTCGCCGGGTGGCGTACTGGATGTATCGCTCGCATCCCGGCGATGCCGCGTCGTTGAACAGTGGCTACAACCATTTGGTGCGCGTACCGGCGAGCCAAGTGCTGCATATTTTTGAGCCGGTCGAACCGGGTCAGCTGCGTGGTCTGCCGCGCTTGTCACCGGTGCTCAAACGCCTGCGCAGCCTGGACAACTACGACGATGCGGTGTTGTTCCGCCAAGAGGTGGCCAACCTGTTCGCCGGTTTTATCAAAAAGCCTTCACCGGATGACATCCAGACCCCGGTAGACCCGGTGACCGGTGCGCCGCTGAACCTCGCCTCGGATGGCTTCACGCCCATGGTGGCGTTGGAACCCGGGACCATGCAGGAGTTGCTGCCGGGCGAGGAGGTCGAGTTTTCCTCGCCGCCAGATGCCGGCAACAACTACCCGGACTTCATGCGTCAGCAATTGATGGCCGCGGCGGCTGGGGCCGGAATGCCCTACGAAATTCTTACTGGCGACATGCGCGAAGTGAACGACCGAGCACTGCGGGTGGTGCTCACCGAGTTCCGGCGTCGACTGGAGCAGCTGCAATTTGGTGTGTATGTGCACCAGTTGTGTCGCCCGGTGCGGGCTGCGTGGATGGACATGGCGGTGCTCAGCGGCGCCGTGTTGTTGCCGGACTACGCCCAGCGCCGACGTGAGTACCTGCGTACACGCTGGGTGCCCCAAGGCTGGGCGTACATCCATCCAGTTCAGGATGTTCAGTCACGCACGATGGAAGTGAACGCCGGCTTTGCCTCGCGTAGCGAAATGGTCCTGCGCACCGGTTATGACGCCGAAACGGTGGACGAAGAAAACGCCGCCGATGCCGAGCGCGCTCGGGGTAAAGGTCTTAATTACAGCACGCTCGTCGAACTGCTCCAGGCGTTCGACGACAAGGAGCAGACATGAGCAAAAAAACGCCGCCGCGCATTTACAACAAGGCCGGCCAGCAAGTGCCGGTGCAGGATAAAAGCTGGTACGCCGTGCATGCCAGCGGTGAAGCGACCGAGCGTGTAATCGAAGTTTTTGTGTATGGCGAAATCGGCACCTGGGGCATTACCGCCAGTCAGTTCATGCAGGATCTGCGCGCGGTCGACGACGGCGTGTCGCCGGTGATCGCAGCGTTCAACAGCATCGGCGGCGACCTGTTTGACGGGTTGGCCATGCACAACACGTTGTCACGGCTGGGCGAGCGTTGCACGGCACGGGTCGATGCCTTGGCCGCGAGCGCGGCCAGTGTCGCGGTGTGCGGTGCACACAAGGTAGTGATCGCATCCAACGCGATGCTGATGATTCATAACCCGTGGACGTACGCGGCTGGCGACGCCGATAGCTTTCGTAAAGTGGCCGATGTTCTCGATCAAACCATGGAGGCGATTATCGCGGCCTACAAGGCCAAGGCACCGGACATTGATGAGGTGGAACTACGAGGTTTGGTGGCCGCCGAAACCTGGTTGACCGCCAGTGAGGCGGTGGCTTTGGGGTTGGCCGACGAGGTGGGCGATGGGGTGCAGGTCAAAGCGTGTCTGGGGCAGGGCGGGGTAATGCAGCGTTATCAGCACACCCCAGCTGCATTGCTGGCCCAGCTCGATGAGGCGCCCGATCCGGCTCCGGAGGGGGAGCCAAACGATCCACCTGCGCCTGTGGTCGACTCGGCCAAGCTGGCGTTGATGATCACTCAGCGTTGCGCAGAGTCTGGGATCAGCAACCTGGTCGCGCCGCTGCTCAGCTCGACCCAGCTTGAAAGCGAAGAGATCGTCCAGGCGGGTCTGACCCGGGCCAAGGCGGTGCATGATCTGTGTGTCGCGGCACGACTGCCAGAACTCAGCGTCGAGTATGTGACAGCGGGACTGGACGCACCGGCGGTACGCGCGCGGCTGTTCGACAAGATCGTCAGCAGCGGCAACGGTTTCGAAATCGACAACAGCTTGCCCCTCAATGATGACCCTGCACCGAAGGTGCAGGCGAAACAACCGGATTCCCCTTCGATCTGGGCAGCCCGTCAGGCCGCCCATGCGGGGCAGTCCAACAGTGCAAAAGGAGCACGAGCATGACCGTAAAGTACGAAACGCTACACGCTGGTGAGTTTCTACTCTCCGAAGGGGCCGGGAAGATCTCTCGTGAATCCATTCTGGTGGCCGCTGGCCCCGCCTTGAATGCCGGCCAAGTGCTGGGGCTGGTGACCGCGACCAATGAGTTTGCGCCTTACGATCCCGCCGCCACCGATGGATCGGAAGTGGCGACCTGCATCCTGTACGGGCCGCTGGGCGAGTCGACCGAGGAGCGTCGAGCCAGTGCGGTGGTGCGGCTGGCCGAGGTCAGCGAGGTGCATTTGACCGGTTTCGATGCTGATGCCGAGGTCGCCTTGGCGGCTCAATTCGTGATCACCCGCTAAGTCAGTCCCCCTTTTCCCAACCCCGCCCTGTGCGGGGTTTTGCATTTCTGGAGAGTCCTCTCATGGCCGATATTGGCATTTTTACTGACGATGTTTTTTCTGTGTCCTCGCTGACGGCGGCGATCAACGAGCAGGAATACCTGCCGGGTCGCATCAGCAGCCTGGGCCTGTTTCGCGAGGAAGGCATCAGCACCCTGACCGTGCAGATCGAAAAGGACGGCGACACCCTGGCACTGGTGCCGGCGGGTGAGCGTGGCACCTCGGGTCTGGTGGTGGGTGCAAGCAAGCGTCAGATGATCCCGTTCAACACCGTGCACCTGCCGCAGCGTTTCACCATCAAGGCCGACGAGATTCAGGGCATTCGCGCCTTTGGTACGACGACCGAACTGCAGGCTGTGCAAGGCGTAGTGAACACGCGCCTGAGCAAAGCCAAGCGTCAGCTCGACGCCACCCATGAATTTCAACGCATGGGCGCGCTCAATGGCCTGGTGCTCGACGCGGATGGCTCGACGGTCCTGCTGAACATCTATCAGGCGTTTGGTGTGCAACAACAGAGCTTGTCCATGGGCCTGAACGACTCGGCCACCAAGATCCGGGTCAAGTGCGCCGAAGCATTGGACATGCAGGACGATGAGCTGGGTAGCGTCACCAGCTCGGGCGCGCGGGCCTTTTGCGGCAAGAACTTCTGGAACAAGCTGATCACGCACAAATCGGTAGAGGAAACCTACCTCAACACGATCCAGGCCGCGGAACTGCGTGGTGATTCGCGTGATAGCTTCGAGCTGGGCGGCATTGTCTGGGAGCGTTATCGCGGGCGAATCGCCGGTGTGTCGTTTATCCATGACGATACAGCGCTGTTGATTCCTGAAGGCGTGCCGGATCTGTACATCTCCTGTTTTGCCCCGGCGGACTACATGGAGACCGCCAACACACAAGGCCTGCCGTATTACAGCAAGCTGGAGCCATTGCCGTTCAACAAGGGCATGGCCGGTGAAGCCCAATCCAACCCGCTGCACCTCTGTACACGTCCACGGGCGCAGATCCTGCTGACGCTCTGACCATGGCCTTTCGGGACCTGGTCGCGGAGATCGACAGCGTGGTGTTCGATACCCTGGCCGACGTTGGCTACATCGAAGGTCGGCGCGTGCTGGGTATGTTCTCGGCACCCTGGTTGCAGCCCAAGGTCGGGCGCTTGAACACCGGCCTGCGCGATCCGTGTTTTCACATTCGAGTGGCCGATGCTCAGGGCGTGGAAAAGACGCAGACGGTGCACATCGAGTTGCCCGCCCTGGACGGTGGCGGCGAGTACACCCTGACTCACCTTGAGCCGGCGGGTGATGGCCTGGTGGCCTTGTCTCTGAGGTTAAAAGCATGAGTGCTGTTCCGGTGACGCTGCAGCTCTCGGCCAACGATATGCAGGCCTTTGAACAGCTGGCCAAGGTGATGCCCAAGGCCGTTGCCGCGGCGCAACGGCGGGCGATCAACAAGACGTTGGGTTGGTTGGCCACGCACATGGCGCGCGATGTCAGCAAACAGGAGCGGATTGCTGTGCGGGCAGTCCGTCAGCGCCTGCGCAGCTACCCCATCAAAGGCCAAGGCCAGTTGGGCAAACTCTGGTTTGGCACCAACCCGATGGAGGCCAGCCGGATAGGGAATCCCCGTCAGGGCAAGGCCGGTGTCTCGGTGGCGGGGCGGCGTTACCAAGGCGCGTTTTATAAACGCGTGTATGGCAACAAGGCAGATATCTGGATTCGCACATCCAGCAAACACTTCAACCCGGACGACTATCCCGGCAGCACCGCCTCCGCGGGTGGCGGCACGAGCTCGGGCTGGATCGCAGAAAACGACGATCGTTTTCCACTCGCCAAGGCCAAGGTCTCGCTCGAAGACGTTGAAGGTCCGTTTTACACCTGGGCCAACAAGGCCGACGAGCGTCTGCTGGTCGTGTTCAAGCAAGAGATGAACTTTGAACTGCATAAATACCTGAAGGGGAG